CACTCCGCAAGGCACAGGACACGTACGGATGAGCCTCGTACGCATCGGCGGACCGCCGCCACTGCCGAGCTACCTGATGGACCTTGCCATGTCCGAGGAGTTCAGCTTTCCCGGCGAGGCCACGAAGTTCCCCGTCGAGCAGGGCGTGGAGTTCACGGACCACATCCGCGAGTTGCCCGACGAGATCACGCTGGAATGCATCGTCTCGGACACGCCGATCGGCGCGGTCGCGACCGATCCGTCGCGCCAGCCGGTGACCGGACCTGACGGTACGATCAGTACGGCCCTACCCTCGGCCGAGGCGCTCCAGCGGATGCGCGAGCTCAAGGCCGCGCGCCAGCCGGTCCGGATCGAGACGACGCTGGGCGTGTTCACGTCGATGGCGTTCATCGATCTATCGACGACGATCAACAAGGACAAGAGCCCGGGGCGCAGCACGCCGGGAGTGACCGAACCCGGCGCGGAGAGGCCGGCAACTGTGCAGCCTGGCGCGCTGTTCTTCACCGCGAAGTTCCGCAAGTCCGTCCTCGTCACGAACAAGCGCACGAAGGTTCGCGTGCGCACGAACCTTCCCGGAGCCGGCAGGGTCCGCACGATCACCGTCAAGCGCGTTGATGTCGTTCACACGTTTCAATGGAAGCACGGGGATCCGCCGGGTGCCGCGTGGCACATTCCGAACCTAATCGAGCCGGTCACGGCAATTTACACCCCATCGAATCAGGGTCTTGCTCCGGCAGATCATGCGGTGTTGATTCGCGACGCCGTCGCCTTCGATTCTGCAGGTTTCGGCGCATCGCCGTCCGGCGTGGTGCAGTATGTCGACGCTGTCGGACAAGAAATTACCGGCGAGCGGCTCCGAGCACTCCGCGCAGATCTGCGCCGTGACCAGGCGGAGCTCAACCAGCGCGTGCTGAGCGACCAGCGATTCGCAAAGGGACCACTCGTCGGGCCAAAGCCATTCAAGTTCGATCAACCGATCAAGAAGAATCTCCCCCCGAGCATGGATATTTCGAAGTGGAATCTTCCGCCGAGTTTCGGTGTGCCCTGATGGCGTCGATCGTCCCGTTCGTGCCGAGTGATCCGCTCCAGCTCGTCTCCGTCGCGCTCGACGGCGTGACCTACGTCTTGCGTGCGCGGTGGAACACAACCGACAACGCTTGGTACCTCGACGCATGGGAGCGCGACGGCACGACACCGATCGCATTCGGCCTCAAGCTCGTCCTTGGCGTTCGACTTGGAAGCACGTACAGCCATGCGCTGTTCGCCGCTGGCATGTTCATGCTCCCGCTGGATGACACGGGAATCGAACCGGGGTTCGCGGATCTGGGCAGCCGTGTGTTGCTCGTGCATATGACGGCCGACGACGCGATTGTGTCTGGCACGGTGAACTGATGAGCGGCGAAGACTTCGGCCGCGTCTACAGGCTCACGGTGATCCAGACGCCGGAGCTCGATGACATCGTCGGCCTAGGTCGCTCGTTCTTCGAGGAGCTCCAGGTAATCACCGAGATCACCGAACCGCTGCGCATCAAGTTCAAGGTCGAGAAGCACCTGAAGCAGACGCCGAACCAAGCCGAGATCACAATCACGAACCTCGCCGAGGTGACGCGCGAAGACTTCGTGCGCGGCCCTGCGAAGGTTCGACTCGAGGCCGGTTACGACAACACGCCGCGGCTCTTGTTCCTCGGCGATCTTCGGTTTGCTTCGAACGATCACACCGGCACGGAGTGGGAAACCAAGCTTCAGCTGGGGGATGGCGCGCGCGCCTACGCGGAGGCGCGACACAACCGCAGCTACGCCAAGGGTACGCCGATCAAGACGATCATCGGTCAGCTCGCAGGGGCGTTCGGCGCGCAGATGCCCGACCTATCGACGTTCGGCGAGCTCCAGACGCGGATCTCCACCGGAGAGGTTGTTACGGGCTGGGTTGCTGACGAGCTGGCGCGGCTCCTGGCGCCGTTCGGCATGTCATACAGCTTTCAGGACGGCCGGCTCCAGATCATGCGCTACGACGACGTCGTTCCGGGTGTGCGCCGCGTGCTCACGACGCCCGCGAACGGCGGTGGTATCATCGGCGCACCGACGGTCGATCCGCCGAAGATCCGCGCGCCACCAAAGCGCGGCCACCGGAGAGGCAAGGCGCGCGAGCTCAAGGTGCCCAAGCTCAAGGTCAAGCACACGCTGTACCCCGAGATCACGCCCGGCGAGCAGATCGAGGTGCAGAGCCGCAGCATCAACGGCACGTTCCGCGTCGACGCGGTGACCCACGAGGGGGATCTGTGGGGGGAGGAGTGGACGACGCACATCGAAGGGAGATCGGTGTAGGTCAGCGGCGACGCCGGGCGCGGTCCAGTGCCGCGCGCACGATCCAGCGTCCGACCGGCTCGCCCTCGACGGCGGCGAGAATCTCCGCGAGCTCGGCCTCGGTGAGGGTCAGGCCGATGCGCTCGGTCTGGCGCTGACCAGCGACGGGTTCGCGCCCCGAGCCGGAGCGCCTGCCGCCGCGGGTCACGCTGTCCTCGCCGCTCGCTCGAACGCCGCGCCGATGATGGCGTCGACGAAGTCGGGCGGAACCGCGTTGCCGCAGGCGCGGATCTGGGCCGTCTTCGTGAGCGGCTTTCCTTTCGGACCGATCGGGTTGATGACGTAGCTGTCCGGGAACCCAGTGGCACGGAACAGCTCGCGAGGCACCAGCATCCGCATCCCGATGTCGTAGATGACGAACGTCTCGCCGTCGATCCGAACGGTTACAAGCCGGCTCTCGTGGTCTAGCCCCGGGCCGACATAGCCGTACTTGACCATGAGCCCGTAGACCTGGTGCGCGCGCTCCTCGATATCTGGCGACCACACCGCGAGTTGCGCCTCGACGGCCGCGTAGCGGTCGTGGGTGTCGAGCGTACCGAGCGGCGCGTCGACATGCTGCTCCTTGCTCTGATGGTCCTGCGCCGTGATCGTTCCGGCCGGGACATCGACGGGAGATCCGCCGGCGAACCCACCCGTGGGACGATCACCGTAATGCTTGGCCAGGAACGCAGCGCAGAACCCGTGCTTCTCGCCCTGGGCGACGATGGTCCCGAGCGGGCGCTCGATGTCGTAGATCCGAGGCGCCTGGCCCGGGCGCTCGCCATTGGAGCGGTGGACGAGATACGGCACGGCAACGCCGAGACCGCCATCGGTTGCGATCGGCTCGTTGCCGCCCCCGCCGTGCGTCTTGGCCTTGACGATCATCGGCGCCACCACCGCGTGGCCACCGCGGCATCCGCCGGTGATCGTCGGCATCGGAGCATCGCCGTCGTGCACGCGCACATCGTTGCGACCGACACCTCCGTGATTCACCGCGACCAGGAACGGCCGCGCGTTGCCGATCACGAACTTTCCGACGCCGCGCACGAGCCGCGCTTCGGTCTTGTCGGACAACCGCTTTCTGCGGGTGAACACCGACGGGCAGGCGATCGACCAATCGATGCACTCTGCCGCGGTCCGGTACGGCTTCAGGACACGCGCGCCGAGCTCCAGTTGGCCAACTCCGGGCGCCTTCGCGTGCGTCGGCTCCGGCCAGACGATCGGCCGGCCGTCGCAGCGCGCCTGTAGGAACAACCGGCGGCGGTATGTCGGCGCGCCGAAGTCGCAGGCTCGGAGCAGACGGTGCTCGATGACGTAGCCGAAGCTTTCGAGCTTCTCGCACCAGGCGCGGAACGTCTGGCCCTTGCGCGCCTTGATGGGCTGTCCGGTGGCGCGGTCGACCGGGCCCCAGCCGATCCACTCCTCGACGTTCTCGAGCACGATCAGCCGCGGCCGGCAGTGCTGCGCCCAGGGCATCGCGGCCCACGCCAGGCCACGGATCTTCTGGCTGCGCGGCTTGCCGCCCTTGGCCTTGCTGTGGTGGGTGCAGTCCGGGGAGAGCCAGAGCAGGGCGATCGGCCGTCCCGCCGAGGCTATGACCGGGTCGACCTCGTACACGTCCGAGATGAAGTGCCGCGTCTTGGGGTGATTCGCGGAGTGCATCGCGATCGCCTCGGGGCTGTGGTTGATCGCGATGTCCGGGCTGCGGCCGAGCGCGCGCTCGATCCCGGTCGATGCGCCACCACCGCCCGCGAACAGGTCGACGATGATTTCGTCATCGCCGAGGAACGCGCGCACCTGGGGCGGACGTCCGGCGGTCGTGGGCTTCGCCATGACTACGACCTCACGCTCTCGCGGGGGACGGCGCGGAGCTGCCCGTTGTCCCGCATCACGCTGATGTGGCTCTGGCCGTAGTCCTCGAACACCGCGACCACCTCGCCGTCGGGGATGGGGTCCAGCGCGCGGGTTCCGCGGTCGCCCGAGATCGTGACCTTCTGGTCTTTCCTGTATCGAGCCTCGCTGTAGTGAGTCATGTTTGAAACAATACGACATGTTTCAAACATCGTCAAGCTGCCATCGCGTACCCGTCCCGCTTCTCGACCGATCCTCCCCACCGCGCGACCCTGTCTTCGTGGCCGAGACCCTGCACCAGACCTCCGCCCTGCTGACCGAACTGATCGACGCGGCGCTCGACGACCGGCAGAGCGGGCTCCGCGTCGTGTTGCCCGGCCGCATCGAGAGCTACGACAAGGCGACCCGGCGCGCGACGGTGCAGCTCCTGGTACAGGATGGCCACGTCGACGGCGACGGCGAGCGCCAGACCACGACGATCGCACCGCTGACCGATGTGCCGGTGATGCGGATCGGCAGCGGTATCGAGCGGTTCAAGTTCCCGTCGCGTTCGGGTGATCGCTGCCTCGTCGCGTTCGCATCGAGCTCGATCGCGAAGCTCAAGAGCGTCGATGACGTGGTCGATCCAGACGATGACCGGCATCACCACGAGGCGGACGGGATCGCGATCCCCGGGCTGTTCTTCGGCGGCACGGACCCGGATGGGACGTTCGTTGAGATCGACGACCAGGAGATCCTGAACCTGGGCGGATCGCCGGCGCCGCACTCGGCGCTGCTGGGCGAGCCGTATCTGAGCGCGTTCGCTACGCTCGTCAGCGCGATCGGGACCGCGGTCGGTACGAGCGGAACCCCGGCCGGCGCGACCGCTGCGGCCGGAGCGATTGCAACAGCGCTCGCGACGTTCCAGGGTGCGGTTGCGACCTACCTGTCGCAGAAAGTGAAGCTCGTCTGATGCCCGCCACCAGCGCGCACAGCACCGATCCGGTCGTGTTCGCCCGCGATTCGAACAACGACCTGATCATCCCGCGCCGCAAGGTCGCCGGGCTCGAGGCCGTACTGATCCTCGTACGCACCGCGTGGCTGCTGTGGCGCGACGAGTGGTTTTTGAACAGGGACCGCGGCACGCCGTGGCTCGAGACCGAGGACGGCGTCGTGACGGAGCAGGACGCGATCCTGGGGCAACCGTACGACGCCGGAAAGATCGCCCGGGTGCTGCGCGGCGAGGCGCTCGCGGTTCCTGGTGTGAGCGATGTGGTGGATTTCAAGTCGGCGTTCGACGGGCCGAGCCGGAACCTGCAGGTGAGCGCGACGATTCGGACCTCGTTCGGCGATTCATCGATATCTGTAGTTGTTACAGGATGATACGAAATAACGCAATCAGCCGTCCAGAGGATTGGCTTGACGGAGCGCTGTCTATCTGTTACTAAGCATAGGCAATGGCCGGGCACGGCTCGGCTTGGCGGGGCGAGGCGGGGCCAGGCATGGCAAGACACGGGCTCTCGTGAGCAACTATTTGATTCTTTAGGTCCTGGCTGCCACTTGGCGTGGCAGGGCACGGCTCGTCATGGCAAGGCATGGGCCCTCGTTGGGCATCGATTTCCACGGCCGGTCGGGGCCAGGCTCGGAGCGGCAAGGCCCGGCGGGGCGGGTCCAGGCAGGGCAAGGGCGCTCGTGCGCATTGATTTTCCCGTGCCGCGGCGAGGCCGGGCACGGCAAGGCGGGGCGGGGCGCGGTGAGGCATGGCGTGGCGATGCGAGGCAAGACAAGGGCTCTCGTGAGCACAACTTTGAAAGGCTAACTGCAAGTGAACACTTCCGAATTCACGATCTCCGGACTGACACCGCTCCTGATGCACTCGGGACGTCTCGCCGACCCACTGGACCCAGCAACGCAGGCGCTTGCGAAGCTGACCAGCAAGCGGAACAAGACGGAGGCCGACCACAAAGCTCTCAGCGAGTGCGAGTGGTACGGCTCGCTCTACGTCGACGATTCCGGTGCGCCGTGTCTTCCTGGCGAGGTCATCGAGGCAGCACTCGTCGAGGGAGCCAAGCGGTACAAGCTGGGCAAGGTCGCGAAGGGCGGACTCGTCGTCGAGGGCAACTTCGCGCTCAAGTACGACGGGCCGAAGACGACCGCCAAGCTGTGGGCGCATGGCGGGTTCACCAAGCGCGCCGCGGTCAAGGTAGGACAGGCGCGCGTGATCCGCACGCGGCCGATCTTCCCGAAGTGGTCCTGCACCTTCGACGTCCTGTGGGATCCGCTGCTCGTCAAGGACGATGATCAGCTCGGCGAGATCGTCAAGTCGGCCGGTTTGACCGGAATCGGCGACTGGCGTCCGAAGTTCGGTCGGTTCGAGGTGGAGTAGTTTTCGGGCCCGGCCGGGCTAGGCGGGGCAGTGTCCGGCTAGGCGAGGCATGGCGAGGCCGGGCATGGGCTCTTGTGAGCAACATTCTAGGAGAAGCAATGACAACCGAGCAACAGCAGACCGAGTACCCATTCGACACCGACGTCCTCGAGAAGGGCAGCTACGTCCAGCCGGAGACCATCGAGCGAGCCTATGGCGTACGCCGCAGCGACAAGAACTACGGCCTCACGCTGATGCGCGCCGGCGACTTCGTCGAGGGGCGGTTCCTCGATCGCGGCGAGGTCGTGACCATCGAGTCGCACAAGGACGGGCTGAGAATCCTCACCGACGAGGAGCAGGTATCCTACAACGAGGCACGCGACAAGCACCACCTGAGAGGACTCGGTCGGGTGCAGCGACGTCGACTCGGTGCCGATCGGTCAAAGATCGCCAGCGATGAGCTTCGCGCTCGTCATGACACCAACTGCGTCAGGGCCGGCATGAGGATCCAGGCGATCCGCGCTGCTGAACGCGCACCGCTACCGCAACCTCATCTGACGGCTCGACTCACGCCGGGCCGCCTGTCGGACAGGCAGGATCCGCCACCGCCTACCGAGCAGACCGATCCTCCGCGCGCGCGTCGCCGACAGCAACGCGCGCGGTAGCCGATACCGAATCGACCGTTTCTCCCCGCCCGGCGACGCTGTCTCCGTGGCCACCGTCCCGCAGCTCACGCCCGCCGGTCTCCAGATCGCGACGCGGGCGGACGTCCGCGATCAGATCAACAGCGCATGGCTGCAGGCGTTCGGCGCGAGCATGGACGTCTCGGACGGCAGCCCCGACGGCCAGCAGATCGGAATCGACGCGGAGATCTTCGCGCTCCTCAACGAGCTGCTCGAGGCGATCGTTGCCAGCCAGGATCCGAACAAGGCGACGGGGGACGCGCTTGCCGCGATCTGCGCGATCACCGGCACGAAGAACCCCGGTGCGACGTTCAGCCGCGTCACGTTGACGCTCACCGGCACTCCGACGGCCACGGTCCCGGACGGCTCGCTGGCCTCCACGCTGAGCACCGGGCAGCAGTTCACCACCGCTGGCGCTGGCACGGTGACGATCGCCGCAGCAACTGCCTGGGCCGGCACGACCGCCTACGCCGCGGGCGACCGGCGCACGAACGCCAGCGGCATCTACGTCTGCACGGTCGGAGGCATCTCGGCCGGCAGCGGTGGTCCCACCGGGATCACGCGGGGCGTTGACATCCCAGACGGCTCGGGGCCGCTCGTCTGGCGCTTTCTCGGCGCCGGAACCGGGTTCGTCGATGTCGTTGCGCGCGCAACGGTGACAGGGCCGATCGTCGGGGTCGCGGGGGACATCACCGTCATCAGCACGCCGACCGGAGGCTGGACAGATGGCAGCGGCGGCGTCGTCAACATCCTCGACGCCACCGTCGGTGCCAACAAGCTCACCGACGCGCAGCTCCGCGTCCTGCGCGAGTCCGAGCTCGCCAGACCCGGGACGTCGCCGAAGAACGCGATCCGGGCTGCACTGCTTGATGTCGGCGCCGGAACGTCCAACCCGGTCACGAGCTGCACCGTGTTCAGCAACGTGACCGACGTGACCGACGTCAACGGGATTCCGCCGCACTCGGTCCTCGCGCTGGTCAAGGGCGGCGAAGATCAGGACATCTGGGACGCGCTACTCGCCAACGTTGCCGACGGGATCCGCACCACAGGCACGGCGATCGGCACCGCGACGGACAGCGAGGGCACGCCGCAGCCCGAGGCGTTCTCTCGGGTCACCGAGATCAACATCTACGTGTCCGTCACGCTCGTCGTGGATGCCAGCAAGTTCCCGGCGGACGGAGCCGCGCAGATCGCGCTGGCGATCGCCACAAACGGCAACGCGCGCGACGATGGCACCGACGTCACGTGGTCATGGGTGCTGGCGCAGTGCTTCACCGTGGCCGGCGTGCTCAGCGGAAACATGCCGCTGATCGGCACTGCGCCGTCGCCAGTGGTATCGACGACGATCGCGATCTCGCTCTTTCAAAGAGCTGTTTGGGATACCAGCAGGATCGGCGTATCGACGAGCCCCGGTACGCCCTGATGCCCACGTTCCTCGGTACCACCGATCTCACG